CTCTTTGTCGCTGATGATAGTGTTGCACTCGTAAGAAGCCCAATACGAATACGCTAATGATTGGAAACCATTAGAGCCGCTGGACGCTTGAACTTCTCTCAAGTCAACCTCGCGTAGTCGTGGGGCAAGGATTTTGCAATCCTCGTAAACTGAAGGTCTATAGTATGCCATCAAAGCCTACGGGTTCTGTCCTTGTACATAGCTTCGTATTCTGCTGACTGGAACGCACATGGCAAATGACTGTCAGACTCAATAGTGATTGTTACCTTTGAGGACTCAGCCAGCACAGGAACTTTGAAAGAGCCTGTAGCAATAGGCGTAACGCCAAGCTTGTTTTGCTCAGACCCCAATACGCGACCAGTAAATGTCTTGACGGTTTCGTTGCGGTTGTCAGGTTTAATCTTGACCTTGAAGAACGAAGTGTCAGAGAAAACGATGTGGAAGTTGCGTATCTGCATTCGTCCTGTGGTTATAGCCACATTGTTGTTCTTTATGACCTGCTCTGAGAACTGGTACTTGAAGGTGTACTTCAGTCCACCCCAAACTCTCTTACCATCTGTAATTGCCTGCGGGACATCTTTTGCGGGTATCTCTGAGCCATCCTGTGACACAAAGGTCAGGAACTCATCTATGTGAGCGGCATTACTTGTGGGGATAGGAGGGTTTTGACTGGGGATAGGAGTAAAGGAAAACCTTGGTGCTACTCCATCATAAGCCACGTTGAAACTCTGTCGTGACCCTGCATCATCTAAGTAATAGTAAGGAACATTGTGTCCTGATGTATAAGAACCACCAGACCCAACCTCGAAACGTCTGTCGAGTAACACGGGTATTTTGTCATCAGTTTGGTCTTCGGTAACGTCACGAGAAAGCTGAAGACGCTCAAGGCAAACATCTGTTCTTAAACTGGTTGTAATGTTCACTCCAACATATTGCCCTACTTCATATGAGTATTTTGTCAGCAACACAATCTCTGACCCATCAAACTCTGCCTGTAGAATTTCAACGGTTGCATCAGGGTCTTTTGCTTTGAACACCTCACCTATCTTGAACTTTGACCAAGATGACTGGAGCTTTTCATTTTTGTTGAAGTACCACTTGTATACATACACAACATCCTTCTCACCATCCGTCAGCAAGAGAAGCAAGTCTTCGTTTGATGAAGCGGCAAGCTTTCTAATCTGGCCTTGGATATAAGTTGGAACGTGTGCTGAGACATCTGCGGCATCATTAGTTTCTGTATCTGTCTCAACGTAATACTCGCGTACACCTGCGAAGTCTCCCCGTTGGGTGGCAAAGTAAACATACTTACCAGCACCCACAGGCTTCGATAGAAGGTCTGCCTCAAACTGCGTGGTCACATCCACCGCCACAGTATCAGCGGCAAGTATCTCACCAGCCGATAGACGGAACTGGTTAAGGTCAGAGAAGAGCAGGAGAGATTCTGAGAATGGTATTGCTTGCTTCAGTATTGATATCTGGTTGTTTGATACCGCAACATCAATCGGATTGCTCTCCACGAAGGTGAGCGTAGTTGTATTGAAGAAGTTGTAATACTCCGCCGATTGACTGAAGATAACATTCTCATCTGACAAAAAGCCCAACCTGTTGCGGTGAAAGAAGATGTCATTGATTTTAAAGTCAACGAAACTTGGGAATGGGTTGGTATCTTCATCCCCCACCTTGCGCTCGTCCCATGTGTTTGGCTTAAAGGTAAATGTGCCGTTAGCCTCCCGTATAAGCACATGGGGCATAGTCGTATTATCAAAGTCTTTTTCTGAGTCTGGCTTGGCACACTCTTTGTAGAACTTTGTACCGTTAGTGCCGACAGAAAGCTGGACGTAGTAATCATCTTGGTTCTTGGCGTTGTCACCAATAACCTGAATTACAAATCCCGCTGGGCCATCTGGCGGCAGTTTCTTAAAATCACCCGTCTGACCTTTGTAAGCAAAGATGTCTTGGTTACCGTTGGAGTCTTTAACAGAAACTTCAAAATCATCAGAAGGGCTGTTGCCCTGAATATAAATGACGTTGCCGAACAATGTGTATGTTAAGCCTGTGTGGGCTGTGGCGTTTTGCCTATTGTCATAATGCGAACTAGCTACAGAAGCATTGTGACGAAGGTTTGCGGCTATCCTGTCAGTCTGGATGCTCTGTTCTGCGGTTTGCGTTGCGGCGGTATCGGCTTGTGAACTGGATTTTGTAGTCAGCTTTTGAGTCCTAGCACTTCCACCTTTGGTGACTGTAAGTTCATACTCTGAGCTATAGTCGGCCTGCTTTACATATACCAACGCTTCTGGGTTTCGAGCAGGATGTTTAGCTGTGCTTTTAGCAACAATCTTGTTTTTGTTAACAATAAAGGTGAAGTCAGCAATCGTTGTTGCTGTTACTTGGCTGGCTGGGTCTGAGATACCCGACAGGTAGTTCAATGCGCCAGCCGTTGGGTTAACTGTTTGTTGTACGCCTAGCTCGTCATAAACCAAGATAGAACCAGCCGTTACGACCATACTGTAGAACTCTAGGTTATCTCCGCGCCTAATAGTATGCAGAAAAGCTGAAGATACAGACGCTGGCATATTAGGGAGAGTGGCGATGTGTCGGGTCGCTGGCCTTTTGATGAGGCCGTCAACAACACTTGATAATCCGTTTTCTTGAACCTCACCTTGAGAAGGCAAACGTAAAGCAGGCGGCTGTTGCGAAACCCCATTGATAAGGTTTGGCAGAGCCGAAGATATGAGCGGCATTTAGATAACCTTTCCGCCCAGCCTATCTATGACTGAGCCGACACTGTAGTTGTCAAAGATTGAGTGGTCAGCATTTTCAGCATCGGAGTCGCGTAGCTCAGTCAAAGCAATTTGCTCATCTCTGAGTTGGAAACCATGAAGCTCTTGTGAGCCAATGGTTCTGTCTTGGAATATACGGGCGGCACGAATGGTGATGTATCTACGGGCGGCTTCAGGAAGAAGCGCGTAGTCCAGAAAGACTACGATATCTAGTTTGATTGGGCCGTCTGTAAGGATGTATGTACCTTCGGCTCTGTTGTACATCTTTGTGCCACGCTGAACCAAATCAAAGCTCTCTGTGCGTGTTGCACACATATCAGCCTTCAGTACATCATTACCAAGCAACAACTCTCCTGCGCCATCTAAAGCATATGACCTGTTGTATTCTGTATTGAAACTCCACCCTGCCGCTTGTACCTCGCGGCTCACATTATGAAGTGTGGTTTGAGCAAGCTCTGCGTCCACCAACCCAGAACTCAAAGAGTTCACTGGTGCTTCGCCAATAGACGAAAGCATGATGTTTACAGCTTCTAGCTCTGTGGTTGTTGCGTTAGCCATTGTCTAAGCCTTTTTCTTTTTTAGGTTTTGGTAACGGGCGAGAAGTCTGCGGCCTTTTGCTACGGCAGAGGCTTTATCACCAAAGTGACCCCATGCCTCTAAACTGAGTTTCAAACGGGTCTTCTTCCCATCCTTCATCAGTGGCCCTTTCGCGCTCCCCATCCGTACTAGGAAGCTTCCCTTCCGTTTTATTTGTTCTGGAGTTTTCGGTGCGCCTTTTACGGGAGCTTTGAGCGTCCCACCAGTTTGAGCTTTGTATGATGCTCTGCCCTTGGCGTTCAGACCGCCCTTTGGGTTCTTCCCCGCTTTTCGTTGCCATGCTGGTGTACTCATTATGCGGAGTCTTTTTTGAGATAACGGCGTTTGTTATTCGCCATTTTTTTCATTTTGTCTTGCTTGAATTTCTGCATACCTTTTTTGTTGTATGCGTATTTTTTTCCGTCTAATTGGGGCATCACGCAGTCCTATACCTTCTTGTTTTTTCTGCAATTCGTTTTGGTTGTCTGGAGAATTGCTTTCCAGCGGCGGTGTCTTCACGCTTCTTTCTATTCGTTGCCGCCCTCTCGGACGGTGTGAGGCTGTCTCTAGCCGCCTTTGGTAGGTAGCGAGATTTGCCTTTCTTACCTGCGTAACCCCAGTCTTGTTTTGACCACTTACGCAGTTTGTTACTCGATTTTTTCGGGCCAGAGTAAGTCCCCCCTGAATCCTTATAATACTTTGTAGCCAACTGCATCGCACGGGCAGAGTGCTTACCACCCATCTTTGCCTTTGCACGAGCCTTGGCTCTCGCCCACTTTTGTGGGTCGCGCTTTACGGCTGTAGACATATTAAGTTCTCAAATGAAAAAAAGGGGGACACCCTCAGAGAGAGCATCCCCCAACACTGTAAACGATTAGAAGAACTAATCGAACTAATTATACACTTTGTAGTGCAATAGCGCAAGCAGGACGCAAGATGTTGTGTCCCATTGCATACTTGGCAACCATCAGAGTTCCCTGACGATTGATTTGGTATTCGCTTTCAACACCAAGGTCGAGGAGCTTCACAGTTGCTACGGCATCTTTGGTAAGCACCAGACCTTTGACTTTAGCGGCCTCGTCAACGAGGTTCACACCGTCAGTGGTGGTGTTTGTGATGTCGTAAGCAGTCGTGCGACCTGAACCAGCAGTGTTGGCAAGCGGACGATTACCTTTAGATTGACCTTTAGAACCACCAGAGGTTTCGACAAGGTCAGACACAACGAGGTTGTTGCTCATGTATACAGGCATACCAGCGATTTGCGGTACAACAGCAGAGGCTACAGAGCCTGTGCCACCGAAGTCGCGGTTCATGTATACGAGCTTGTTACCATCAGTTACGTCTAACAGAGCGTAGTACTGGTCTGGGCCAAGGACAACGAAAGCACCTTCTTGTGGTACGTTCTTCTTGTCCATTTCTTTACGAGCGTCAAAGATTGACTTTGCCAATTTAGCTGGGTCAGTCACATCACCAGAAGCTGAACCAATGGTAATGTTGTTAGTGAAGTCTTCTTCACCAAACGCTGTGTAGTCCTGAACGAGAGCCGCCGCACGAGTGGCATTAGTAGCCAGCGAAGCTTTCAGAGCTTGACGCAGGATGTTCTTGTCAGCTTCAGTAGCCAACGCGATACCTGCTTCTTTCGAGTACGTTGAACGTACATCGTAGTGGTTGATTGCTTCATCAATGCTGGCAATAAACTGAGAGCTAATCAGCAAATCGTCAATCGTGACGATACGCTCAGAAGCGCGTACCTTGCCGCCCGTGATTTCATTTCCGGGAGTGTGGTACTCAGCAGTTGTACGGCCCAACATTGGGAACGAAGCTGATTTGCCTTTGCTGATGGTACGAGTACGCATCAGAGGCATCATGATGTTTTTGGCCTCAAAGGAAGTCAGAACCTCACCTGCATATAATTTCAGGAAGAGAGAACGGACATCACCTGAGAGGTTTGTTTGACCTAGACGGGATACGTCATAGGCTGGATTGGATGCACCTTGCATTGCCATTTTTATCACCTCATATGATATTCTAGTGTTGATGTAGGTTCGTCACCGTTACCAGTAACGATTAAGTGTTCCTGCATTCACTACTCACTTCACCAAGGATTGTCCCGCGCACGGGGTCAAAGGTTCTGCTTTGGCTTCAGACAAGTTGCGGCGGGGAAACCGAAGTTCCCCCACCGACTGACACTTGAAATGGAGACAGCTTAAATTACCGAAGACCGCTGAAGCTTGGCTTCAACAGAGCTACGGTAAGCGGGGTCTTTCTCGTACCTTGGGTCTGACATCGCCGCAGTAATTTCTGCAACCGACTGAAAAGCACCCGCCGTGACATCAGCGGCCTGACCTTGTACGAGGGTCGGGTTATCGCCATATTCACTACGGAAACGAGCATTAAGACCTTGCACGGCAAGCATAACGGATTCCATGTCTCCGCTATTGACTGCCGCATTATAAGCGTCCTGTTCGCGCTCAGAAAGCGTGTTAGTTGCCCAGTTCATCATTTGGGCATAGCCTTCCTCGCCACCTGCGGCATCAAAGACAGCCGCCTGTGTTTGGTTTTTGACAGCCATTTGACCGTCAATAAATTGGTCTACGATATCTGAAGGAATGCCTGCCGCTTCCAGCAAGTCATATTGCTCTTCAGATAATCCATTGTTTTCCCAAAAGGAGTTAGAAAGGTCTTCAAAGTCTAGGCCGTTCTCTTTCAGATATTCATCTGCGGCCTCTACGTTTTCAAACTCTTGCTCTTCTTCTTGTTGGGGTTCTTGTTCACGAGAACTGAACTGCTTTTCTAGCTCTGCATATGCTTGTGCTAGTTGTTCAGGGTCTTTGAACTTTTCAGGAAGCCAATCAGGACGTTGTTCTTGTTGTTCGTCCTGACCAGCATTCAGTGCCGCCTCACCTTTGGCAACCATGTTATCGACATATTCTTGCGACTCAGGGGCGGGTTCTTGATGTGTATTAAGTGTTTCTGTCTCAGCCATCTATTTAATTTTCCATTTCTTGTTGTTGCCCCTCAAGATAATCCATGCCTCTCTCAGCAAGATTAGGGGCGGCACGTTCAGCCATGTTCTTCATGGCCTCTTGCATCATGGCTTGCTGATTAGCCTGTTGTGCGGCTTGTGCTTCAGCTTGCCGTTGTTCTGGTGACTTGATAAGTCCACCAGTATCAATTCCCAAGGAAGCCGCTAATCTGTCTATGTAATCGGCTACATTAAGTTCTTGGGAAATAACATCCTGTCCTAGAGGTTGCAGATATTGCAGAAGTTGAGCCAACTTGCTCAAATCCTGTCCGCGCCCAAGAGCCTCTAGTCCTGTTACGATTTGTGGTTTGACTGTGTCCTTTGGCATCTTAGGCATCTTGCCTTGTTGCTCCAGACGAGCCAGTAGTATGTTTACGAAGGGGCGTTGGAACTCCATAGAAAGAATGCTGTACACACCACCAAGAGCAGTCTCTAGCTCCTGTGCCATGAAACGCACTTCTTCAGCGGTTACACGCTCTGCCTTACGTTGTACTGAGTTGTTAAGAAGGAAAGCAAAGCTAAGTCGCTTGCTTATTTCCAACGATGTTTCTTGAGCTACTCTGAAGTCGCCCTGCTTTTGCACCTGTAGGGTGCTAACATCATTGCTGTCACCTGACACAATACCACCGTTGGGTGCTTGAGACAGGACGCGCTGTTTCGTAGTCCCGTTAGGACGCACAAGGAACAATACCTTGGCTGATGCCGCCGCACCTTCAACGATTGCACGGGTCAAAGCCTCTAGGCTTCTGAGGTCACCTATATATTCTTCGACATAACCACGACCATAGTCTTCACCATCAATACGAGTGAACCGTAGAGGTATAAACGGCAGGCGTTCTGCTGGGAACGAGCCACGGGTCTTAGGTATCTCAACGCCTTTTACTTCTTGGTGTACGTCAAATTTGTCACCACGGCGGCAGATGTGCGTGAAGAGGTCACAATCTTTTGCGTTGGTTATATCTTCTTTGTCATAGTTATTGCTCTCACCGTAGATTATATCCTGTGCGGCTTTGGGCAGAACTTGTGGAGACACGCTTTCTTTGGTGATGATTTCCATCACATTACCCATTGTGTCACGCTTCACAACATATCGGTCAAGACGATACACCTTCATGCCGCCTTCCTGTGGCATATATACCAAGGCGTTACCAGTAACGATTAGTTGTTTGAGTGCTTCATGAATGGGGACACGAACAGCCAAGGCTTCAATGTCTTGCTGTGCCGTGCGCTCTAGCCGTGCCAATGCCTCTTCGACAGCACCACGAGCGTCTTTACGTCCCGCTAACTCTTCAATGTCAAAGTCATCAATCGTTAGCCGAAAGAAAGGTGAGTTAGGTGGTAGCAGGGTCATAAGTAGCTTGGAAGCTAGGTTGTTGACCCCACGCGCCCCTACAGATTGGTAGGGTGTTTTATAAACAGTAGCACTGGAATGCCCTTGCGGTGGCAGAAGCGTTGGAAGCGTAAGCTCCGAAGCATCTCGACCTCTCTCAAGGAACGTATGCCGCTCTGACTCTAGTTGAGCGTAGCGATGCGCTACAGTTTTCTTTTTATTGTGCATTTTAACTTGGTATGTTTACTGACGAGCCTTGTGCTGGGATATTAAGTCCTGTCATCTCACTGGCAACCTGAGTTCTGAATCTGCGCTTACCCCTGCGTTTACGTCTTGCCATAGCATTTAAGCTGTCTGCAATAGTTTCTGCGGTGTTTTGTTCTGTTCTAGCGCGATAACTTGCTGATGTACTGCTGTAATCACCGCCACCGAAGTTGTTACTGCCACCGCCACCGAAGCCGCCAATGTTGCCGCCCATACCGCCGAAGCCGCCTCCACCGAAGCCGCCTCCGCCTCCACCGCCGCCGAAGCCTCCGCCTCCGCCGCCGCCGCCGCCACCGTCACACATAGCTTATGCCGCCGACTTTGGGATGGAGAGGCCACCAGTATTGGTGGAAGAGCCAGTGCCGCCGAAATTGGCGTTACCAGCCATCATTACGCTTTCTGATGGTTTAATACGAAAACGCTTCTTGCCCCGTTTTTTCTTATTTTGTTGAGCCAAGTTAGTCTCGAACTCAAAGGTTTGTATGTCCTCTGGGCCAGCCGCCGCCGCTTTAGGTGGCGCGGGGGGTGGTGGGGGAGCGGGGGGTGCTTTAGGTCGCCTGCACATCTTCTTCTTCGTCCTCGTTGTTGTGGAGTTGTCTGAGTTTTTCGATAACCATTTGTTGCCCTTGCAGAATACGCAAGGCATCTATGGGTATTTGGGAATCCTTTGGGAGTTTGTCAGGGAACTGCTCTTCCATATAGGTAAGCAGTTCCACAGAGACAAAAGGAGTACTAGAAAACACTTTCATGATGTTTTTCCGATAATGTCCAAAAATCGTTACTAGGTAACGATATCGACAACCTCACAGCTATCGCCAGAGCAAGCCAAGGTCTGACTGCCCATTGTGTTGTCTTCCTTTTCGTATTCACGAAGGCGTGACCAATCAACGCTGGCAGGCATTTTTGCCATTAGTTCCTTGTAGGTTTCCTCATCAATATCTTGGTAAGGAGCTTGGCGATATACATGGTCGCTATAGGGCAAGAATGAGATGCCCGATAGGATGCTAAAGTTATCGTAAACCCATGCACCGACATGCATCCACTCTTCATCCTTAACTGAAATAGTTACAGACGGCTTATGCTCACAGAAGTGGATAGCGTACAGCTTCCAAATCTCTAGCTGTTCGATTGCACTCATTTCGGTACGAGTTACTGCACCATCAGGTGAGCGCATGGGAAAGCTAAACACTGTGGTGTTGTCTGGCTTGAGATACTCAGGTTCTGAAGGTATCCCCTGCTCAATCATAAACTGGGTTAGCGGGTCTTTGTTATCGCCTCGTACATTGCGAATATAGTAGTCAGAATGACGAGCATGAATGCCGCTGGCGGAATCAACAAGCTGTGACACAGTACCACTAGGCTTGACACAGGTGATAGCCGTACTCTGA